GCGGAGGATGGCAGCGTAGTAGTACCTGTAGTATCCCAACCAGCTTCGAGCACGAAGAAGAGTGATTCAAAAACAGCGGATACCACGACTGTAATAGAGAACGCGGATGGTAGTGCAGAGGTTGTAACTGTAGACCCGGCGGCGGAAGACGCCAAAGCGGCAGAGGACGCCAAAGCGGCAGAGGACGCCAAAGCGGCGGAAGACGCCAAAGCGGCGGAAGACGCCAAAGCAGCGGAAGACGCCAAAGCGGCGGAAGACGCCAAAGCGGCGGAAGACGCCAAAGCAGCGGAAGACGCCAAAGCGGCGGAAGACGCCAAAACGGCGGAAGACGCCAAAGCGGCGGAAGACGCCAAAGCGGCAGAGGACGCCAAAGCGGCAGAGGACGCCAAAGCAGCGACGGCTGCGGACACCACTGTTGAGGTTCCAGTTGTTCCAGAGGTTGAAGTTCCAGTTGTTCCAGAGGTTGAGGTTCCAGTTGTTCCAGAGGTAGCAGTTACCCCTACAACCGACATAACCCTTGTACCTTACACAGATGTTGAGGATGACGAAGTCGAAGTAATCGTAGACCCAGACCCAGACCCAGACCCAGACCCAGACCCAGACCCAGACCCAGATCCACCCGTAGTGATTTCAGACCCAGATCCAGAAGTCCCAGACATCTTTGTCCCAGTAATTACAAGTAAAGATTCTGATGGGAACGAAATCCTTGAATGCCCTGAAGGATTTACTTTGATTGAAGGCGGAGCGGATGGCCCTATTTGCCAGAAGACGGACACGACAACCAGCTTGAGACGACGCAAAGGCGGCAGGTCGGCCCAGCGTGGCGGAGCTCGCCGTGGTCCAGGCCCAGGTCAAGCGACTAGGACCGTGAACAAAACTCGTACTACAACAGCAAAGCCAACTAGTCGTAAAACATGAACTTACAGGCCCTACCTGAAGAAGCGTTAAAAGAGATCCTAGCCTTAACTGAGGCTAGGAAAACACTTGACTTACGGGAAGAAGCCCACGAAAAGTTCATGCCTTTCGCGCATCATGTGTATGAAAACTTTATTGAGGGTCAACATCACAGAATTATTGCCGAAAAACTTGAGCGTGTTGCCCGGGGAGAGTTAAAGCGTTTAATTATCAACATGCCTCCTCGACATTCTAAGTCTGAGTTTGCAAGTTACTTGATGCCTGCATGGTTTTTGGGGCGAAATCCGAAGTTAAAGATCATTCAGGCCACCCACAACACAGAGTTAGCTGTCCGATTTGGACGTAAAGTAAGGGATTTAATTGATGATCCAGCGTATAAAGAGATTTTTCCGAACACGAATCTCAAGGAAGACAATAAAGGCGCGGGTAAATGGGGCACTACAGCGGGTGCAGAGTACTTTGCTGCTGGTGTGGGAGCAGCTATCACTGGGCGTGGTGCGGATTTACTTATCATTGACGACCCTCATTCGGAACAAGATGCGTTAAGCGAGAGTGCTTTTGACAACGCTTACGAATGGTACACCTCTGGGCCTCGTCAGCGTCTTCAACCGGGGGGCACAATCATTTTGGTTATGACCCGTTGGGGAAAAAAAGACTTGACAGGCAGATTACTGGCCCAACAGGGCAGTGATATCATGTCTGACCAGTGGGAAGTGGTAGAGTTCCCGGCAATATTGCCTAGTGACAAGCCATTGTGGCCTGAATTTTGGGAAAAGGATGCATTACTAGGCATTAAGGCGTCTTTACCTGTAGGAAAATGGAATGCGCAGTGGCAACAGACGCCAACTTCCTCCGAATCTGCGATAATCAAGAAAGAATGGTGGCAAGACTGGGAAAAAGAAGAAATTCCTCCTGTCAAGTACATTCTTCAGGCGTATGACACTGCGTTTTCCAAGAAAGAGACGGCGGACTACTCTGCAATTACCACTTGGGGCGTGTTTGAGCCCGAGGAGGGCGGGCTGACAACATAATTTTGATGGATGCGCAGCGTGGGCGGTGGAATTTCCCTGAACTAAAGGAGAAAGCCTTTGAAGAGCATGAATATTGGGAGCCGGACATGGTGTTGGTCGAAGCGAAAGCGTCGGGTACACCGCTCATTGACGAGTTGCGGCTTCGTGGTATTCCTGCCTTGGGCTTCTCGCCGGGCAAAGGACGTGATAAGGTGACGAGAATGCACATGGTTGCGCCTTTGTTTGAAGCTGGCGTAGTATGGGCACCAAGTGACAAGAAATTTGCTGATGAAGTAATTGAAGAGGTTGTTTCATTTCCTAATGGCGATCATGACGACTTTTGTGATAGCATGACATTAGCATTAATGCGTTTTCGCCAGGGCGGCTTTATTGTGCTGGATGGCGAAGAAGAAAAAGAAAATGAATATCGCCGTAAGCGGGAGTATTACTAATGGCCTTGCCACCACTTGTAGATTCTGGAATTTCCCCTGAAGACATGATACCGACAGAGGCTTCTGTTGATGTATCGGTTCCACAACCCGAAGACTTTGCGGGAGGTGCGGAGGTTATGGACGACGGTCAGGGCGGTGCAATCATCCAAGCCTTGGCTGAAGCCTTGGCTGGAGCGGAGCAAGAAGAAAAAATTCCTCACAATGCTAACTTAGCGGAGTATCTGGACGACGGTTATCTTGGGGAGATGTCCTCGGATCTTCGCGCGTCTTACGAAGATGACATGGAGTCAAGGTCCGAGTGGGAGCAAACNTACACTCAGGGCTTAGANCAGCTTGGCGTTAAGTACGATGAGCGGACTCAGCCTTTCCAAGGTGCTTCTGGTGTTACGCATCCGTTGATTGCGGAGAGTGTTACTCAGTTCCAAGCGCAGGCGTATAAAGAATTGTTACCTTCTGGTGGCCCTGTAAAGACGCAAGTTTTGGGCTTGCAGGATGTGGCGAGAGAAGAGCAAGCGTCTAGGGTTAAGGAGTTTATGAACTACCAGTTGATGGAAGTTATGGAAGAGTTTGATCCAGACATGGACCAGTTGCTGTTTTATTTACCTCTATCTGGCTCTACGTTTAAGAAAGTTTATTTTGATGAGACGAGACAGCGGGCGGTATCCAAGTTTATCCCTGCGCAGGATCTCGTTGTTCCTTACGCTGCATCAGACTTGGCGACTGCGTCTCGTGTTACGCATGTGCTTCGTATGGATGCGAATGAGATCCGTAAGATGCAACTTGCGGGATTCTACAAAGAGGTAGAGTTAAGCACGTATAACGAAGAAGATACGGTTCGTCAGAAGGTTGACGAGATCCAAGGTACGTCTCGCACCTACTCTGATGAAGTATACACTATTCTGGAGATGCACGTTGACCTAGACCTAGAGGGTTTTGAGGACATGGCTCCTGATGGTGAGCCAACAGGCGTGGCTATTCCTTACATTGTTACGTTGGATGAAGGCTCGGGACACGTTCTATCCATTCGTCGTAATTTTGAAGAAGGCACTGGGATTGCTAAGAAGCAGCAGTATTTCGTTCACTATAAGTTTATGCCTGGTCTAGGGTTCTATGGCTTTGGTTTGATTCACATGATTGGTGGGTTAGGTCGTGCAGCTACGAGTATTCTTCGCCAGTTGATCGACGCCGGAACCTTGGCAAACCTCCCGGCTGGGTTCAAGGCTCGGGGCGTAAGGGTTCGTAACGATGACGAGCCCTTACAACCTGGAGAATGGCGGGACATTGATGCGCCTGGTGGCAACATACGGGACGCGATTATTCCGTTGCCGTACAAAGAACCTTCTGCAACTCTTGCCCAGCTTCTAGGAGCTCTCATAGAGGGCGGAAGACGTTTTGTTTCACTAGCAGACCAACAGACAGGTGACACTAACTCAGAGGCCCCTGTGGGCACTACAGTGGCTATGCTTGAGCGCGGCATGAAAGTTATGTCTGCGATACACAAGCGGTTGCATTACGCTCAGAAGCAAGAGTTCCGTGTTTTGGCTCGGATATTCAGGGACAATCTCCCGCAAGAATACCCTTACGACGTTCAGGGCGGAGACCGGACCATTATGGCTTCGGACTTTGATGGGCGTGTAGATGTAGTTCCGGTAAGTGACCCCAACATATTCTCTATGGCCCAGCGTGTCACTTTGGCCCAGACGCAGTTGCAGTTAGCTCAGTCTAACCCAGAGCTTCACAACTTAAACGCGGCTTATCGTAGGATGTATCAGGCTCTTGAGGTCCAGAACATTGACGAGATACTGCCTCCTCCGCCTGAACCGCAGCCATTAGACCCAGCGATTGAGAACGCTCGTGCGTTGATGGGTGAAATACTGAATACATTCCCAGAGCAAGACCATGAGATTCATATTCGGTTACACATGGCGTTCATGAAGACCCCATTAGTGTCTACTTCTCCGCAGGTTATGGGTACATTCTACTCACACATTATGGAGCACGTTTCTCAGAAGGCTCGTAAGATGGTTAGTGCAGAGATTGAGGATTTAATTTCTCAAGCGCAGTTGGCGGTGCAGAGTGGCGCAATTTCTCAGGACGTGGCGCAGGAACAAGTTATGGAACTTCAGCAAGCGGTTTCAGACCCTGCTCAGATGGANAAACTGGTTTCCATGCAGATGGAAAAACTGATGGTGGAGGTTCTACCGGGCATGATGCCAACAGGTGATAGCCCTATGGACGATCCTCTCGTACAGATCCGTATGCAAGAGTTAGCTTTGAAAGAGAAAGACTTACAGCGCAAGACTGAAGAGGATCAGGGCGAGATGCTTATGGAGCTACAGAAGATGCAGCAACGCGCTGCTACAGATGCTGCTCGGATAGAAAGCCAAGAGGACATAGCGGAAAATCGTAACCAAGTTAATCGTGAGCGCATTGATATTCAAAGACAGAAGATGCAACAAGGTTAAGGTTTCTATCGAAATTGTTGATGGGGCGCACGAATGGCAGTCTTAGAAACCATAGCGGCTGCTAATGCCGCCTACTCTGTAATCAAGAAATGCCTTCAGAACGGCTCTGAGGTTAAAGACATGCTGGGACATGTCGGAAAATTTCTTACCGCTGAAGACGAATTAAAAGACGCTGTAAAACGTAAGAAGAGTTCTCCCATAGCTGCTATTACTGGTGGCTCAGAGGGCGATTGGGAAGAGTTCCAAGCCCTTGAAAAACTTAAAGAACAACGCGCGGAATTGGAGTCTTGGTGCAGATTATATGGGCCACCTGGCACATGGGACCGTTGGATTTCTTGGCAAGCCGAGGCGAGGCGAGCGCGAAAAGCTGCGATAAGGCAGCAAGAAAAAGAGCGCGAAGAGCTTCTTGAGATGATTATGATGTGCGTGGGATGTTTCTTTGCTGTATCTGGAATGGTTGCATTAGTGTACGCTCTTGGAAAATATATGGATAAGTGGTAATGTTTTTCTTAATGTGGTTTTTATATTCAAATAACGCCGTGGACGTGTATCAATTGGGACAGTTCAGGACGGACAAGGCTTGTGAGGCTGCGAAGGCTGAAGCGATGGTTTTAATAACTAACAGTAAAACGAGAGTTTTGTGCTTTGAGGTTATACCAGACTAGGAGAATTAGTCATGCATACGAAACTAGATGATTGGAAGGTTCTTCCTCGACTTATGATGCTGGCAGTTACTGTGTTGACGTACCAGGCGGTTCACTGGTTCATGTCTCTTCCTGATCCCAGCGTAGCGCAGTCAGGGCTTGTGTCGGTCTGTATGGGCGCTCTAACGGGTTGCTTTGGTATATGGATGGGCAAGGAGTCAAAAACTACCGTTACCCCCACGCACATTGTGCATGAAGAGAGGTACGATAAATGATCACATTACTTGGAAGTTTACTAGGTTTCGGTACGTCTTTCCTGCCAGAAGTTTTAAATTACTTTAGGGCGGGTCAAGAACACAAACATAACCTTGAGCGCATGTCGCTTGAGATGGATATGATGGCGCGGCGAAATGAGTTGAAGCTGGACATCTTAGACAAGCAGGCTGATATTAAGGAAACAGAAAGTTTATACAAACATGATAGTATGGATGCAGGAGGCTTTATTAACGCACTACGAGGTAGCGTCCGGCCTGTCATCACTTACGTTTTTTTTAGCCTTTTCGTTGCCATTAAGGTAACAGCACTAATAGCCCTGATGGATTCAGGCACAGACTTTGGTAAGTCATTGTCTCTTATCTGGGACGATTCAACCAGCGGATTGTTCGCTGCGATTGTAAGTTTTTGGTTCGGCGGAAGAGCCGTATCTAAATATATGAAGGGGAAACCATGACATATAAACTAGGAAACCGTAGCAATGAGCGGCTGGAGGGCGTTGACCCTAGCTTGCAGACGCTTGTGCGTTCAGCGATAGGGCGTTCTGAGCAGGACTTTAGCGTAATCTGCGGACTACGAACTCGCAAAGAACAGGAAGCTCTTGTGGCTAAAGGTGCCAGCCAGACCATGAAATCTAAACATCTTGGTGGGTTCGCTGTAGATTTGATGGCTTACATCGACGGAGGTAGGTGGGAACTGAACCTGTACGATGAGATTGCAGACGCTATGAAAGACGCGGCGAAAGAACTTGGTATTAAAATTCGGTGGGGCGCGGCGTGGCATATAGATAATATTGCTGAATTTGACGGCACTGCTGAAGAAGCTATGAATGAATATATAGATTTAAGACGGTCACAGGGACGTAGACCTTTTATTGACGCCCCGCACTTTGAACTAATAGATTAGTAATCAACAAGGAAAATGCATAATGGATGTTGTCGATTGGGCAAAGTACATGTATAAGAAACTTGAGGAGCGGGAAAAAGATCTTTCTGCTGCTCTTGCAAGTGGCGCTGTCAAAGACTGGGAGCAATACAAAATGTCTGTGGGAGAGATACGGGGACTCTCTTTCGCTCGTGAAGAAATCAAGTCCCTGCTGGAAAGAACCGTAGACGATGTCGAAGACCTTATATCTTCCTGATCACGTTGCGCAGAAAAGAACCAAAGAGAAAGAAGAGGCCAAGGCCGACCCTGAAACTTTGAAAAGCGCATATGTTGACGCTAATGAACGGGTGTTAGACCCCTCCCTTTTAGACAAACCATTACTCGAAAGACTACCGCAGCCGACAGGTTGGCGGGTTTTAGTTATGCCGTATCAAGGCAAAGCTAAAACATCGAGTGGTTTATATATTCCTGATGAAGTTCGAGAGCGAGAGAACGTGGCTACTGTTGTAGCCTACGTGATGAAGCTTGGACCGCTAGCTTACAAGGATTCCGACAAGTTCGGATCTGGCAGTGAGCCGTGGTGCAAGGAAGGCCAGTGGGTATGCATTGGTCGTTATTCTGGCTCGCGTTTTAAGATTGATGGTGGAGAGGTTCGCATTATTAATGATGACGAAGTTATCGCCACACTTCTTGAGCCGGACGATATCAAACATGTTTAGGGGGACAAGCTATGTCTGAAGAGACAGAAAAGTTAGAAGAAGAAATTATTGTAGAAACAGAAGAAGAGGTTTCGGAAACGATTGTAGAAGAACCTGGAAAACAGGATATTCAGGCTTCTGAGAAACCAAATAACGACGAGTTAGACACTTACAGTAAGGGTGTTCAAAATCGAATTAAAAAACTGACAGAAAAATATCGTCAGGAGGAACGGGACAAATCTGAGGCTGTAAGGCTTTCGCAGCAGCTAATAGAGGAAAACAAAACCCTCAAGTCTCGAGTTCAGAACCTTGATTCCGGTTATTTAAATGAGTACGGAACTAGATTAGAGTCCCAAACTATCGCTGCGAAACAGTTGTATAAAGACGCCCATGAGACGGGCGATGCTGACAGAATGCTAGAGGCGCAAGAAATGATTTCAAAAATCGCTGTGGAAAAACAGCGATATGAACTAGCTAAAACAAAAGCAACTCAGCAAGCCAAGGTACAAGCGCAAAAGACTGCTCAAGAGCAATCTAATGTCAGGATGCCTGTGCAGGCTCAACCACAAGCGCAGCAGCCAGTACAAGTGGACCCAGATCCGAGGGCTCAGTCTTGGGCGGAGAAGAATGATTGGTTTGGTAATGACCGGGTTATGACAACTGCGGCATTTACAATTCATCAACAACTCCTCGAAGAAGAAGGGTTTGACCCGCAGAGCGAGGAGTACTATACAGAAATAGATGGTCGCATTCGACGTGAGTTTCCTCACAAGTTTGAAGCGGCTAAGAAAACGGGTGGAAAAAGTCAGGTCGCTTCTGCTGGCAACTCCGCATCCCGCAGTACTAAACCAGGGCGCAGGTCGGTCAAGCTATCGCATTCTCAAGTAGCAATTGCGAAAAAGCTAGGTGTACCTCTCGAAGAATACGCTAAGTTT